CCCATTATGCTGGCTCCTCAATGTGTTGATCGTTCATGATGCCGAAATGCAAGTTGGCGATCTTCAGTTCTCGCGTTTGCTCCTGTTGCTCATTGGTGATGCTCCGCAAGCCTGTCTGAATACTCTCCAGCTCAACCAGGACATCGGCATTTTCCTGCTTCTCGATGCCTTCAGATGTAAATGTCTTCATGCTAACTCTGCTCCAGTAATCGTGTAATCGACCTGGCCTGCATTGCTGGTCTCAGCCTGGATCTCATCGTTTGCCGACAGCACCCAGACCTTGCCATCGGATAGCACCTCAGCAAATTCATTCTGTTTAAGTTCCGCCCTCCCAGCTTTCCTGGTCGTCGATCCATCCCGGAGAATGTACACAATGACATCCTGCTGTGAGATGCCATCATTATAGACATCAAACGAGCGAATGATCGTAGACACGTTTGCAGTAAATAACGTGCCCACCGTATCCGGAAGCTGACCATCTGCAAGTGACGCTCCAACATAAGGCATTACATAGCCCACTCAAGGAAGGAATCAGACTCATCTTGAGCTTCAAGTACCAACAACCTCGCCTCATGATTAGCCAGGGTCACATTGATCGCAGCAATCGCGGCTGTGATGACAGCAAGCGCGGCTGTCAATCCTGTGATCGCAGAGATCGGATGGCAGTCCGGTGCGCTACGACCAGTAAGATTGTTATGAATACCAGAAAAACTCTCGAACTCAAGATTCTGTTCCCGGAACTTGCGCTCCAGGTCATCTACCAGAGCCCGCATCTTATGGACATCATAATTAGGCTCAAACTGAACGGTAGTGAAAGCACCAGGCATTAGTTACCTCGCCTTCCCTTAGTTCTAATCTGCGCTCGCCAGGTGCCCATGCGCCAGTCATCATCAAGAGCATCTGATTCAACTCGGAACGAGACTTGCCGACCTTTGATTCTCGGATTAACGAATTTCGTAGCAGGGTCAATAGTAAACGGACCTTTGTTTACAACCTCAACTCCAGTGCTTGAAGGATACGCCTTCGCTGTCAGTGACAGATCAATCGATCCAATAAGATTCTTGAAGTCAGGAATCATCTTACGCACAAAGCCGTGATACGTGCCTTCCTGAATTTCCATGTCATAGCTTTCAAGGAAAGAAAACATCGGTAGAGTATTATTTTCCTGGTCTGCTTCATTGACACCTGTTTCGTGAATGAAGATCTTTCCATCAAGAGTGCCGTAAGGTTTCTGGTTAAAATGCGACGAGCTGTCATGCCAGGCACTACGCTCGATCGTTCCAAAATCCCATACCTTGTCGTAATAGTTGTATTTGACGTAGCGATCATTCGATTGAGCGCCTTCAGATGAATACACCCACCAGACTTCGGTAAACAGTTTGTTGACACCACAGTAGACTTTTCTTCCCTGGTCCGTATTGATGTCATCGAATACCTGGTTGCGTACCTCGCACTCCATAACTCTAAGCACACCGTCATAGATCAGGAAATCATCCTCTGCCATTGCGTACACGATGCCATTCACATCCACCACAGCATTTGGACCAATGATTCGGACTGACTGACCCAGGTGACGCAAAGCGAAAACTAGATCGCCGCCGATGAACTGCATCGCATGTAATGATTCATCAGTCCAGATCAGGATGTCACCACGAGATTCGACCGCAGTAATAATCTCGGAGCCAACATCAAGACGCAGATCTCCGGCACTGTTTGTAGTAGAAATTATCCAGTCCGAGAAATCCTCTGAATTGCTCCATCTGATAAGCAATGGATCAGGCTCTCCTGGCGCTGAGGCCGATCCTGTTCCGGAACCGAATCCGACCACATGCCTGGACTGTGGTGAGATCAGCATACGCTCGATCGTGAAAGGCGCTTCAGGAACCAGGACAGCTCTTGTGAACGGACCATTATCTCGATCCCAGTGATACAGTGATCGTTCGTTCGGTGATGCCAGTAGATCTTCACCGAAGTTATCCAGGGACCAGGTTCTCAAATTTCCAATGATTCCGAATCCAGGAACAAAACTACCAATTCCATATTGGCCAAAGCCATATCCGCCAGTACCGTATCCAAAGAGTTCTGTTTGGCCTTCAAGTCCAATTCCTATCTCGTAATCGTAATCGACTGTACCACCACCAGTATCAGTGAACTTCGGCGGCACATCATTGCGACAAATATATGTATTAGAATCAACCACCTCGACGATCTGGAACTCTCCATTAAGATCAATGCCGCCGACTGGATCAGCGTTTTCAAAATGCACAAAGCCGCCAACTCCACCTCCATGTGCTGTATCTGTCACCTGGAAGAAAGTTGGATCATCACCACCATCCGGATCGAACGCTCCGGTAATATCAACATCGAATGGATCCGTCAGAGTTCCGCTGTCACGGAATGGAGTGATGTCGTACAGATCGTTGTTGTTTACCAGGTAGAGTTTCAGATTAGTTCCGATTGCCAGCCATCCTTGTCCATCAAGACTTCTCCAATCCCACAAGGCCCTGGCAACTCCGAGAAAACAAGTCTGGATAATGTTCTGTGCTGGCAAGATCACTAGGCCATCTGGATAAGCTACTGGTGCGCCAATAGCAAAATCAGTGTCAGGTGAAATAGCCAGAGATGTAACGGCTATTTGATCACCATCACAAGCAGTCAACTGGAATGGCCGGATGTCTATATCGAGGCCATCTGCATCTTCAGGTAGCGACTGAGTGAGCATCACTTCAGTAGCAGCCGCTACATCAAGATTCAGGAATCGCACAAGCAGGCTTTCACTGTCGTTCCTGATGAATGTTTCCTTGGCATAGATGAAGACGTTCGGTGTGCCGGTCTGCATGTCGTCGATGAGCGGATCTCTCAGCGTCAACACGGTTGCTCCAGCACCAAAGTTCGCAGCATAGAAATTGATCTGCTCACCAGAATTAGTGAGCAATCGAACGACTGTTCCTTCCCGCAGATAAGTATTCACCGGGGAAGAAACCATGATCGTTTCGGAATCCTTGGTGCCACCAGCAGTTACACTGGCACCACCACCGAACTCCTCTGGATACCTGATCAGAAACGCATCATCCTCAGATGCCGTGACAGCCGCATCGAGATCAAATGTAAATTCGTCAGCGGTTGCGGTTACATCATCGATCGTGCGCGTACCCAAGCCGCCTGTCACTGAATCATCGAACAACCAGACAGGCTCAAGATCGAGACAAGTAACTGCGCTATCCAGGTCGATACTGCTTGCCGCTGCTGCATATCCACTGTTTGCTGTACGTCTTTGGCTGCTGTTCTCCTCGATCCCATCGACTTCAGTACCAAGAGACTGAAGCACCCAGCCTCCCAACTTTTCAGGCAGGCGCTTACGGAATCGAATCTTGTCGCAGTCTTTGTATCGGCCTTTGGCACCACGGTCTGTCTCCTCGGTCATTACACCAGGGAGGAGATCGAGTGGAATGTCAGGAAGTCTGCTCATGGCTGCCCAGGTTAGTTAATATCAAAGCATGTAAAGTAAAAGTCTTGGTCTTCATGCTCTGCACCACCGATAGTACCCATGTCTGGAAAACCCGTAAGGACTTGAAATGAATTTGCTGTGCGGGTATGTCCAGTAATCGTAATGAACTGATTTGTAACTGGGCCAAATGGAAACACTGGTTCGCCCAAGGGTGTCAACTGAATAATAAGATCGTCTATATCCGCTACACCAAGATTGTGAGTTACTGTGTATTGACCAATACCGTTTCTAACCGCAGACCAGCCAGCCGGTACTTTTTCTCCAATTCCAGTCGATGGTACGAATCCATGATAGACAGTACCTACGTTTCCACCAGGAAGGAGGGTAGAACCGGCGAGCGTTTCAGGAGTAATGTATTTGTCAGGGTCCGTTCCGGTGTCAACCTCACCCTGGGTAGCTTTAATGACACGTCCTAATTGCCCCGTTGTTGCCTGTTCAAGTTGTTCGGAAGTTTCAAACTTCAGTGGCGTAATAAAACGCTCATCATCTGTTCCAGCATCTGTCTCTGCTTGATCAGCGATCTCAGCGACACCTTTCACATCCTCGGTCGCCTGGTTGACAGCCGGGAATGTAGTCAGCTTCAGCGGAGTTACGAAGCGTTCATCGTCGGTGCCAGCATCCACCTCGGTCTGGTCAGCGATCTCAGCGATACCCTGCCTGTCCTCTGTTGCTTGTGCAGGCTGGTTGACAGCAACAACATCATCGAGATTCGGATCTACGCGAGCTGAGACACTTTCTCCTGGGAAAACCACGAGACCAGATCCCGCTGCTGTCTTCCATGTGACCTGTTCGCCTGTCTCATTAGAAAGAACATACAGCTTCGATGTACTTGGAACCTGGATCGTCCTTGTCCCATCCGGAGGAAGTCCTTGCGCTACAAGAATCGCAGCTCTCGTAGGATCATCTGCACCATTATCCGGAAGGAGAACCTGATCGGAAAGCGTTACATCAATTTCCTCAAAACCAGCGATGGCATCATCTAGCAAATCGATCATCTGAAGGTTAAGAAAATTTCCCCAAACATTCTCATTGCCACCAGTTTCCTGCTTAATTAGTCGCAATAAGGTAGTAAATGAATCAGCCATTAGCCGGTACTCCTTACGATCGCCAGTGCTGGGTTACTTGCATCTGGGAATTTGATTGTCACCGTTCCGTTATTCACTGCAACCGGCGAGCCAAAATTAAGGATCCACATGATCTTATCGTTCTGTGGACCAGCTTCAGTGTTGTAGATCACGGCACCCTGGGCCGCAGAATTCGTAATACCCCAGGTCGCATTCGGTATCACGATGTCATCGAAGTCCATCACCGGACGATCATCTCCGCCTGGTGTGTAAATAACAGTCTGAGTTAAAGCATAGCCGCCTGCCGGGTATCCGGATCCAACCAGCTCATCGGTCAAGGCCGACTGAAGATCCGCAGTTCGTGGATCGATGTCTGCCTGCGTCGTGTACATCGCAAAGAACAGTGCATCGTTTTCCGGGTCATGGATGCCATTGAATAGATGATCCCGAAGATATTGAAAGCAACTACCAGCAGTGATACTCATGAGCCACCTATCGTCCTAGCCGCTTCCTTGACCGGGCTGTAATCACCTCTCCATTGACGACGAAGCTCCATGCTCCTGGCTGGCAGTAACTCACCGTAGCTCTGTCGCCAGGTAGCGAGATCCGCTGGATCTGAAATCAGGAATTCATCTGAGGCCAGCAGGCATGCGTACAACAAAATATCGCCTGCATTGGTGCCAAGCCAGGTTGACTGGTTACCAGGTGCCAGGGCTTCAGGAGTCTGGATCTGACGAAGCTCGAACGCATAAGCCTGGTCAGGCGCTTTAGTCAGGAAGAATTCAGTCTCGGTGTATTCAGAGTAGTAAATCGGTTCTGCTGTATCGGTCTCGTCCGGAGCGTAGTCCAGGCAGTATTCGTATGTCCTGCGCTGGAGATACCGTCTCAGACCAGTCGCTGCACCTGAAGTCGGATGTGCTGCTGCTGGAACAGTAATGTCGCCGCCAGGTGTGTATTGCGCGACC